GTTGTGCAAGATTTCGTCTTTCAGCTTGTACGGCTTGAAGTTGCTTTTCCTTCTCACTACGCTCTGCTACCGCAATTGCATAACCTATAGGATCGGTTTCCTTCAGTTCTTGCAAGTTATCTACATTGCTTTGGCTTTGTAGAACACTCTCGATAGCCTCTAAGCGTTGTGCGTAAAGATCACGCATCTTCTTAGATTCTTCAACCAATCCTCTTTCAGCCTCTACAGCCTTACGAGTTTCAGCCAAAGCCTGAGTCTTTTTAGTATAGTCTGCTGTCCTACTGTAGCCACTTAGGAGTTCATCTTCTGAAACTTCGACTTCTTCATTGCCAACTTTGACCTTGAATGTCTTAGCTCTAGGAGTTTCTTCCTCATACTCTACAGTTTCTTCCGCATTTTCATCTTCGTAGGATTCGTCTGAATCCTGTACTTCAGTTTCAGTATCATCAGATTGCGATTGAGCTTGCGCTTTCTCCTCTGGTGTATCCATCATAGACAAAAATGCGTTAGCCGCATCACTTACTGTATTAACACTTCCCTCAGGATTGGTGTTTTCACTCATGTTGTTTACCTTTTAGGTGGTTATAAAATCTTCCAGCGTTTCTCTGCAATTTGCTTATCATCAGCTAATGCTTGGATTGTCGCTATAAATTCATCCATCACTTTAAGTTTGAGAAAGTTCTTTTCTCGTACTTCTACATCGTGTTCATTACTATCAAATATGTTGTTACGATACAACAGTTTTTGACTTTCAACAAGCTCTAAAAAGAACTCATCAGACAAATATGCTCTAGCTCGTTCTGACTTGTTATAGGACATTAGGGATATTAGCCGTTGGTGATAGTTTTGCGCCTAGTTGCAATGCCTTTAATTGGGCCTCGTACTCAAACTCTTTTTGCTTGAGGGCCATAGTCATCTCAAACTCTTGCTGCTTAAGCCTGATCTGAGCATCTGCCTTAACCTGGGCAATCCTAATATCGTTCTCAGCCTTGGCGTTATCTGCTGCGATCTGAGCTTGGGTCTGGGCTACATAAGCATCCATAGCAGGGTTAGCTTGCTGTTGCTGTCCTTGCTGTGCCATCTGCTGTTCTTGCTCTGGGTTAATATCTAGGAAAAACTCATTAGAATCCTTAAATCCAGCAGCCTCAATAAACCGACCTAGTGTTTGTCTATAGTTTGTAAGACTTACTAATGGATTTTGGATTCCAGCAGTCTTAAGGATTTCTTCTTGCTTACCTAGAACCATAGCAATCATAGCCATTTGCTCTTGTTTATTGCCTGTGCCTAATCCGACATTGATAGAAATATCAAAACCATTAGTCCACTCTCTAGGATCAATAGTTACATACTTACCACGCAAACGCACAATACGCTCTTTATCCTGATACTTGCAAAGCAATTGTAGAATCTTCTGGAATAGGTCTTTTACGCCTGTTTCAGCAAATACTCTAGCAATTAACTCAACTTTTCCTGCTGCGCTGCTCTGCATCATTGCTACTGCTGTAGCTGTGCTGTTTTGCAATACATCTGGACTTAATCCATTTAACTGATCTGATACACCAGTTCTCTTAGCCTGTACAGAATCCAAGTATTCCAATAGTGGGAATGATTGGTTAGCTGTGGCTGGAACTGTTAATGGGACAATGGCCTGCGTATTCTTCATGCGCACAATACCATTAGCTGTAACTGTTAATAGATCATCTAGGTTTACTTGACCCTCTACCACGCCCATTCTAGGGCTATTAGTCATGTAGAGATTATCTAGGATCTGTCTTGTTACTGTAGATTTAATCAGTTGAATGTCTACTGCTCGATCTGCCAGGCTATGACCAAAGAACTTGTGTGGCATAGGAATAGGGCAAATAGAACAGAATGGTACAAAATCTACTTCCTCGTTATCTAAGATGTCTGATCCAGCATAGGTAACTTTACGCAACTCAGCAATGCCATCGCCATCAAAGTCTACCTTGATATAGACTTCCATTACCTCAATCTCTTGCATAGAAAAGTCTAGACTTGCTTGATCGCTTGGCTGCTCTCCCTGATCGAATCGAGCCACATTTTCTTGGTTATAGCTTAAATCTGAATAAGTAGGAAGATTATCTACAATATCCTTCTCAAAGCCCATTGCAATCAACTCTGAGCGAGTAGTTAGCTTTCTGTGGGCTACAAAAGGCGCATCAGCAATAGTACGAGCCTTCTTGGAGATTAAGAATTCTTCTGGCGGCACATTCTCTACAATTACCTTGCCAGTTTTCTTAGTCTTTTTGAGCTTAACATCGTAAGAATAAACTGGTGGAATAGGCATACCCATAGGATCTATGCCTGCTGGAACAATCTCTGTAGTCTTTTGATTAACTACTTCTACCTCTGGATCAGCAAGCAGCATGGCTACTTCGTCTTGTGTCAGATTTTGATACTTCTCTTTGCTGACATCAATTTTCTCATCCCAATAGACTTTAACGATTCCGTTCTTTTGCAAGAGCGCATCCTTAAACCAATTGTGCATCAGCAATACACCATCGTTATCACGACTCATTACCCAGTTCACATACTCTGTGGCCTGCTTTGCTTTTTCCTCATCGCCTGGGCCTTTAGGCTCAAAGCGCACAATCTCATCTGACTGTGTGAAGATACGCAATAATTGTGGCAACGCACCATCTACTACCTCGGCTACTTCGCCTGTAACGATCTGGCTACGGCCTTCTACCTCATTGCCGTATTCGTAACGATTGTAGTATTCAAGTGCTTTTCTACGATCATCTGTAGTTTCGCTCTCAATAAAGCCAATAGCGTTATCTATCTCGGCATCAAGTATGCCTTTTAGTGTGCCTTCATCCATTTATACGATCCACTTTGTGTTAATTTTAATCGGTTGCGACCAAGATGTAGTCTGCTCTAAGCCTAAAGCCAAATACCTAAAGGAATCGCTAGAGTGCGATGCCCAGTCGTGCAATGGCTTGTCATAGAACACATTACGCTTTTCGTCATACTCTCGCCTATAGTTTCGTAGGCAATCTAAACCCTGTTTTACCTTTGGCATATTAAACCAGCATCTAGGTAATAATCTTCTAACTGCTTGGATGCCATCATCTACTGAGAGCCTTGGTAGAACTTTGCAATCCAATCCAGCCTCTCTCAGCACTTCTATCCTGCTCTTGCCTGTGCCTAGCTCTCTTACTTCCACATCGTGTGGAAGGAGCTGCTCTGCCTTATGCCAGTTATTTTCTTTTAGCCATTCTACATACCAATCCAGACCTTGACCATGATTTTCCACATGATCCATTACTCTGAACTCTTGGCCTGCTATTTGCATTACAAAGATTGCAGTTGAGTCCCCAATTCCTAAGTCCCAGGCGCAATATGTTTTGCAGAGATCATCTCTAGTAATCTCGCACATCCGACCCTTTTCCTCTAGGTCGTTTATTAGTTTTCCATAATAGCTGCCTTCTACGGCAGCATTAAATGAACACTCGTATTCTTGGTTGAACTTATCATCACCCATCTCTGCACGAGCATCTTTTAGTTCTACTTCTGAGATGATGCCTGTTTCACTTGCTTTAAACTCTACAAGACCCCAATCAGCGTTTAGTTCTGCTCGATCTCTTAGGTCTTTAAAATGGTTGTTTCCCTTTGGCGTACCGATAAATAAACATTTTCCGTTTCTATCGCTAAGAGCAGGCCTAATTATTTCGTTCCATATTTTAGGGTTTTGATCCCCAATTTCGTCTAGCACCACTAGGTCAAAATATTGGCCTCGGAGCGAGTCTGGGTTATCTGATCCATATAACTGTATTCTGCGACCCATAAAGTCTACACGCAGCTCTGATACATTAATTACAGCACCTAGTGGCCTTGTGTACTTACATAAATAGTCGAAAGCTACTCGCTTGGCCTGTCCGTATGTTGGTGCTATATAGGCGTATCTTGGGGCTTCTTGGTCATTCTCAAGGGCTGACTTGATAATGTGATTAAGTGCAGCCACAGTTTTGCCCATCCTACGATGAGCGACCCCAACAGTAAATCGATGTGCATCTATCGCCTCATGTAGTTTTAACTGAGGTTCTCTAGGCTTGTAGGGTATTACTATTGTTCCCATGAAACTTTAATGACACCGCCATCTGCCCCAGATACTTCTAATGCGTTTGTTTCTTTCCATTGCGCTCTGGTCTTTAGCCAGAAGATAGCAGCAGCCGTATTACCATTCTTTGCCTGCTGGAATAGCGTTTGACCAATAGAGGCGTTGGCATCTATCCTGCCATCCTCTAAATCCTTCTTGTAGTGCTTTACTAGCGTATCGTCTGATATGTCTAGCTTGCCAGCAATGTCTACATACTTAATGCCTACAGCACTAAGGCTTCGGACTAACTTTCTAGTTTCTTCGGTAGGGATATGTTCTACACCTTGCATATCATTCCTTTTCTAACTCCGAAAGTACAGCCTTTTTGCCTGTAAATTGCTCCCAACGAGTAACTATGACATCACAATACTTTGGATCAAGTTCCATAACAAATGCTTTGCGACCTGTTTGCTCTGCTCCAATAAGTGTAGAACCAGAACCGCCAAACAAATCTAATACATTAAGAAGTTTTACATGGTTGCCAAATGCTCTTACTGACAAAGCTACTGGTTTTTGGGTAGGATGCACATATTTTGTATCCTTTTTTACTTCCCATAAATCAGATTCGTTCTTAACTACCTCGTCTATCTTGCCATTAAACAAGCAAAATTCATGTTGGTGTCTGTAACCATTACCCATACCAAATACATTTTTAGCCCAAACTATGCAAGTCTTGTAATCTAACTTGCCTTGTAAAATTCCATAAAAATTCCAGTTACACCAAATGTAATACGCTTTAGGATTAATAGCCTTAATGGTGTTACATACTTCGCCAATAAATGTTTCAAAGTCGGATTCTGATAAGTTGTCGTTTTTAATTACATCGTGCTTACCACTACGACCATTAAAGCCAACATTGTATGGTGGGTCTGTAAATATAAGGTCTACAGCGTTACCATCCATTAGTTTTTCTACCGCATCTATGCTTGTGCTATCACCGCACATCAGCCTATGGTTGCCTAATATGTAGATGTCCCCTAACTTTGTCTTAGGCTCGTCTGGTACATCAGGCACAGCATCTTCATCCGTTAGCCCCTCTGTTTCCTCTATAGGGTTTAACAAGGCATCTAGCTCATCAGGATCAAAACCTAACAAGGAAAGGTCTATATTGTCTTTTAAGTCTTGCAACTCTAGCGACAGCATAGATGTATCCCACCCAGAATTGAGTGCGATCCTATTATCTGCTAAGACATAGGCTTTTCTTTGTGATTCTGTAAGGTGTTCTAGCTCTACAACTGGCACTTTATCCATGCCTAGCTTTCTTGCTGCCATGAGCCTTCCATGCCCAGCAATGACTGAATTTTCTTTATCTACAAGAACAGGGTTATTAAATCCAAACTCTTTTATAGATCCAGCTATCTGAGCTACTTGCTCATCTGAGTGTGTTCTAGCATTTTTAGCGTAAGGAATCAGGGTTTCTACTGATCTCCATTCTATTTTTGTTGCTCCTTGCATTCCATTCCTAACGGGTGATGGTTGATGATGTCGCTATTCTACAACACTTTTACCACTTTACTTTATTTGCCCAATATGCTGCGCTCATTTTGCCTTTGGCAATATTTTTAGCATGGCGAGCTTTAAATGATTCGTTTCTAGCACTACCATCTGGACTGCCTTTAACGCCTTGCTGACCAAATCTAATGGTCTTAACCTTATCGCCTTCTTTGGCTACTACTATATGGCTTTTAGTAGGATGATTAGGGGTTTTCTTGGGCTTGTTATACCCAGCAACTCCCATCCTCTCTAGTATTTTTGCAGCCTCTCTTATCTTCATTCTTAACCTTTTATATTGCTTTAATTTTTTCAATAAGCTCTGCTGTTTCTGGGCTACTTAACCATTTTGAGTAAATTTGATAATCTGCTGCAAAGTTTTCATCAAGGATGGTGCTTGTTTGGTCTTGCTCTCTAGTACCCACAGTATGATGTAGATGTTGGCATATTACATCGCTTAAATAATGCAATCTATCAGTTTGTGTGCCAATATGCATCCAGACATCATCTGCATAAAAATGGATTAATTCTGTATTTAATATCCAGCCAGTAGCCCTTACTAAATCACCGCCTATTACTGGATGAGTACAGAGTTTTTCACTTTTAATCGTATCGTTTGGATAAGCTATTTGATTATTTTTTGCAACTGCAACTAACTTTTTATCCCACTCTACAGTTTTAGGCCTTAAGTCATCAGCTAAACACCCATAAAAATCATGGTGCATATTGTCTTTAAGCCAATTTTTAACTTTTATTACAGGCTTTGCACTTTCGTTATACAAAACAATCCAATTTTTAGGATGCTTGATAGCTTTGTATTCATCTATTCTTGGATCGTCATCGTCAATTAGTATTGTGGCAGGATAATTAGCCTTAGTTTTATGCCAACACTCAATAAATTCTAATAAAAAATGAGGTCTAGCCCTCGTACACATAATAAACATTATTTATCTATGATCCCTGGTATATGCATCACTTGATAATTGGCTTTAATGCGTTTACTGGGATAATTCTTTAATTGCCTAATAAAATGCCAATCGTGTCCATATCCATCAGACCATTTACAATCTAATGCTTTTTTATGGGCTATTGCAGAAGTTCCTATATGGCTTATTTCAAACCATACTGGCCTAATTTCGCCATCTACATAATCATCCCAATACAACCAATCTGTATCTAGATTGTCTGCTATTGCTTGTAGATGTCCTTGCCCAAATACATCATCGTTATCTATATAAGCAATGTAGTCATACTGAGCGTTTTGTATGCCAATATTCCTGGTGTTTCCACTAAAGTGTGGCTGCTTATCTATTAGGATAGTCTTTACAGGGTATTTAGAGGCTATATCTACTGTTTTCTGGCATCCGTCTGCCACAACTATTAACTCACCTATGTTTTGGTCTAATACGCTTTCTATTGCTCTGGGGAGTTTTTGTTCTCTATTGCTTGCTGCTGTAGGGTAATTACCTAGATAACTAGGCATTACTACACTAATCATTTTTTATAACGAGCTTTTTTCATTGACTCTGAAATAGCAATAGCAATAGCCTGTTTAGGGTTTTTAACTACTTTGCCACCCTTGCCAGAGTGCAGAGTTCCTGATTTAAACTCACCCATTACCTTGCCGATCTTGGCTTGTTTTTTGCTCATCTTCATTTTTTCTTAGCCTTCATAGGTTTAGCAGTTTTGGCTGCTTGTTTAAAATCTTTAGCAGTAGGAGCGTTTTTGCTGCCTACTTTATTCATTTTCTCGCCTGATCCAGCAGCGATACGCTTTCTTTTGGCTAAAATATTTGAATAGAGTCCAGTTTTCATACTAATCCTCTTGTTCTTCTGCTTGCTCCCATTGATCGCAAACACGCAGATTATGGCAAATAAATGTGTACTTATGGCAATAGCCACGACCACCGCCACTAGCATCAAAACTATCCTCTGGTACTACTTGCATAGCTACTAGAGCCTCTGGGCTATTGTCGAAATACTCGCAATTAGCACAACGATGAGTCTTAGTTTCTTCTTCTGGCAGCTCCCAAAAGTCTGATAATTCCATCCAGAACTTGCCTGGAGCTGCTGGGTCTTTAGGGCCTAAATGACGAGTTTCCATAAGAGCCATCATCATTTTTTTATTTGATTCTTTGGTTAGTGGATACTTATCTTCATCCACCATTGGCTCATCTAACAGACTTGGCATCTTCATCTCTTTATCCATGCCCTTATCCATACCTTTTTTTGGAGCTAATAGTCCAATAGCGATTTTCATATTTACCCCAAATTCAAGGCGAATTTGCCCAAGACAATTTTAACGCCTTTTTAATCAAACCACAACTTGTACAAGTCTGGCATATTGGCTTTAAGCCATGCTCCTGATTCGTCATTATTCTTTTGGTGATCCATTCCTATAGTTTGGCTGCCAACATGGTGTACATACGATCTGCTTACATAATTATTATATCCAGCAGCGCAAATTTCTAAACATTGAATATCGTCTGAATACCAATTAATAGGTTTGTAATCTATCCAAGCCTCTCTAGAAATAATGCCAAATAAAGGAGAAAGTACATGGCTTTGGAATATCTGGTTTTCTTCTACAAATTTGATTCCGTTTCGCACTTCTCCATTCCTAATGTTCTGTAGCCCACGCACATAATCTGATCTACTGCATAACCAACCTAAACTGTGGTGTGAAAGCAACACTTTATCTTCTATTAACAAATCAAAGCTACTAGGGGTTAATACTATGTCATCGTTTGCCACAATAATCTCAGGAAACATCTCAAACGCATAGCGCACTACATCGTTATAGGATTCCCCATAAGTATTGCCGTTATTTGGCAGATTGATTGTATTGTGTCTAGAACACTCTAAATCGTTCCCAGACACGATAACTGTAACTTCTTTTGGCACATACTCATCTATTGATGCAAACAGCACAGGAAGGCATTTAGCCGTTTTTGTGGCTATTACTATGGCAAGATTGGCATACGAATCGTTCATTCATTCCTTCGTTGTAGGTTTGGATAATTCCGTCTTTAGTTGTTTTTTTGAGCTTGCACCTTGTACAAGTTCTGATAGTGATTTGACTTGGACTTCTTATCCAGTTCGTGCTGGAGTCGTTTTTTTGCATTATGTAAATCTGTTTCTAATTTGTGTGGGGTCGTTCTAGCATTATGCGCCAACTGATTTAATGAGGCATAAGGATGGCTTACATATCTCATTTTAAGTACTTGTCTTAACTGTAATGGCAAACCCTTAATTGCCTGTTCTATAAGATCTCCGTCTACATGGTCTGGCTCGTAGTGTGG